AAAGACGCTTTTCGGGTCGAAAAGGTTCTGAAATCCGCCATCGCCAAAGCGAAAGGTAACGCATGAAGGAGAAGATAATTGAGTTTCTCGGGTGCCTATTCGTCGCGATTTGCGCGTTGGTTATCATGATTGGAATGATGCTCCTTTAACCCCCCCCAACCCCCCGCGCCCCGCTTGCCTAGTGCGAGCGGGGCTTTTTCGTGCCCTAGTGGGTAGGCCAATCCATCCCCCCTCTGAATCCCCCTGGAATCGGGTTCGCTCCTCCCATCCTGTCGGGATCCCAGCCTGTCCCGTCCGTCCGCCCGCATCCGTCCGTCCATCCGCTCAACTGGGCATTGCCTGCCCGCGCTCCTCGCCCCGCGCCCTCGCCCCGCTGGCCTGCGCCCGGCACCCACCCGCCCCGCCCGCCCCGCTCGCGTCGTGCCCCCGAAGATGGTGCGGTGCTGTCCTGTTGGTGAGTACTGGTTATTAGGTAAAATTCGGAATTCCGGGAATTGAAATGGGTAGGGGGGGTGGATTCGCACGCCGCATACCGTCCTCGTTATTGTAGGAGCCAATCCGGTGCCCGTATGCTAGGGCAGTGTGGACACAATGGCTGGAGGATGGGGTTCTGCGTGCGAAAGAGTGGGTCATCAGAGCGTGTTGCCTATGGGCCAAAACCAAGGGAAAATGCCCTGTCGCGGGTTCTCTCCGCGCCCCATTCGCCCGATGACTGTTTGACCATGGATGATGGTGCGGTTGGGTGCAATCCCCTGAACGGGGCATTTCCGGGTATGCAGGCCACTCTCCCCGCCAGCCTCTCCCACCCCCCATCCGCTGTCATCATATCCCCCGCGCAACAAAACGCCTTGGCAGGCCCTTTCTGAGCGATTGCGTGGCATCCTCCACTGCTGGTCGCACTCCCAGTTTGGTGGTGGTGCGGTATTGGCAGGGGGATCATCCCGAAATCTGTTTCGGGATCATGCCGGCCAACTCTTGCCTTACTGCCATACCGGACTGCCTTCCAACCCCCGGCCCACTGTGCCCACCTGCCACACCGGATACCTTCCAACCGGCCCACCTTCCGTACCGGCCATGGAGAGCGGGAGAGCGGGAGGGTTTGTGGGGGGTTATGCGACTTGCTGACGGGAGCAGGGGGCCGTCAGAGCCCCCCCTGCTGCTCCCGTCGAAGCAAGTCGAACTCCCCAAGAGGGGAGTGTCATGATCCCTCTTTAGGGGGATTAGCCTTCTTTGCATAGTGAAGTTCTGGAAGTCGTACCCGCTTGCTACATTTTATCAACGTAGATTTGACTACAGAGAAATTCTGGGGCATTGGATTGGCCTGCTATGTACTACGAAGTAAACGGAAAGGTCGTGACGCTGCGGGGGTTGTTCAGCTCCATGCCGCCCATGTCCCACCACCGCGAAGACTCCAAGAGCGAAGTCCTCAACCACATCGCTACCACACTCAAATGCAGCCCACAGAGCGCACGCCGGGCCTTCGACTCGATGCGCCAGCCGAAGACCGCCGTGCTGTTGTTCGATGGAAACAACGCTGCGTGGCACGGGTGCGATTGGGTGCCCGAGAACGAAACGGATTCCAACCGCATGATGTCCCGTCGCCTGACCAACAACTCCAAGAAGGTCGAGCAGTTCATCTCCGGGTATCGAAAGATGGAGTCCATGGTTCAGCGAGCCCTTGAGCGCATGGATGAGATCGAGCAGATGATGAACACCCTGGGCGAAAGGATCGAACGCATCGAGGAGGCACTGGCCAACGGAGTCGAGCTTCAGCAGCAGCCCCAAGAAACGGAAACGGTGTCGCAGCCCAAAGGACCGGACACCGGGACGACCGGGGATCCCAACGATCCCTACGGGTTCTTTGCTGCGATGCGCCAGCCGCTTACCGACGACGAGCAGGAGCCTTCTTGAGATCGGCACCGGTCATCATGCCGGGGTTCCACTCGCTCCAGACGATGGAACCGTTCTCGCCGTGAGACAGCGGGAGGACAGCCCGATCGAGGCGTCCTCCGCGCTTGCAGAAGTTCAGGCGGAACTTGCGTGGCTTCTGGTGGCCCACTTCTTGGATGACGGCGATCTCGCGTGCCCAGTTGGTGAGTTCGCTGGAACCGAAGCCAGAGTAGGCCAGCTCCATCATGGATGGCGGTTCACCGTCGCGGTCCTTGGCCGGCTTGGCGATGTGATGGATCCACATCCAGCAGACCTTGGTTTCCTTGAGGATTGGCTGGAGCTGATTCCTGAGGAACTTCGACACAGCCTCCTGGTTGGAGAGATCCCCACCGAAGTACGACAGCAACGGATCGCACACGATGAGGTCGAGCTTGGACTTGGTGATGAAGCGGCGGGCGTATTCCAGGAATGCTTGGCCGGTGCGGACGGTCTCGGTGCGGAAGGAGATGTTCTTTCGGATCGCTTGGGAGTCAGACCCGGAGAGTGAGAGTCCCTTGACCACACCTTGGAACGCTTCGGCGAGATCACCCTTGTCGTTCTCGGCTTGGATGACACCGATGCGGAGTGGCTTGACCGGGGCGATACCGAAGAACGGTTTGCCGGTGGCCCACAGCATGATGAGCTGCATGATGAGGGAAGACTTGCCGATGCCGGATCCGCCGGACAGGACGATGGAGGATCCCTTGGTGAGCCAGCGATTGCCCACCAGATTGTCGGGATCGTTGGATGGATCGAACCCGGCGAGGTCCTCGGTGGTGATGACGGTGGCATCGTCCTCGGCCTGCTCGATGCTGACGATCCAGTCCTCCCATGTGGGTGACCCGATGCGTGTGGCGATCAGGCGTTGGCGATGGTCGCCTCGTTGGGCACCGGGCAGGCGGGAGTAGCGGGATGGGTTCTTGTTCTTGGGATCGATGCCGGGGATGTGTGCGTAGATGACATCGCGTCGTTCCTCCCACTGGGCGCGATCGACGGCATCGACGCGGACCCATGCGTGGATGGACTTGCCACCGGAATCGATGAGCACGGAGATGGGTAGACCGGACTGCTGAAGGATCTCGAGTTGCTGGGCTTTGGGCATCTCGTCCATCTCGACGAGTACGTGGCGCAGATTGGAGACGCTCTTGTCGGAGCCGGAGAAGTCACCGGGAGCGAATGGATTGATGCGGACGAACGCACCGCTGGATCCGAGGGCTTCGAGTGGGCATTCGTGGCCGGCGAATCGTTCCATCCACTGTTCGCGGGTCATGAAGGAGCCCGAGGAGTTGGGTTTGCCTTCGGGTGTCAGGTCGTTGCAGATGCATACGATCTCGCCTTCACAGAACGCGGCTTGCAGGAATGCGTGGAACTCATCGGCGATGGGAGCGAGTGGAGCGGGAGCCGATGACTGCTTGGTGAATCGCACGGCGGACATGGGCGGTGGTGCGGTGCGTGGCCCACTGGATTCCAGTAGGTGGCCGCGTGGGTTGGAGTGGGGCGTGTCGCGTGCGGACCTGATCTTGTGGACCAGTTCGCGTTCCTTCCACGGGGGTTGGCAGGATCGGTTCCAGTCGAGGAGCAGATCGTAGGCATCGTTGTCATCGAGGCAGAAGCCGTGGATGAGTCCGGTTGCGGCGGTGAATGCTTGTGCGTGCCCGTTCTGCCCGGAGATGGAGTGAGGAACGCGGGACAGCCATGCTTTGGCCCGCTCAATGGTGGTAGCCATGTGGGTTAATGGGGAGACTACGTCTTCCTCCCTTTGCGTCGTGATCGCTGGACGATGCTCTCGATGCGTTGGATTTCGTGGATCAATCCACGGCGGACGAGCCACTTGCGGTAGGCCACATCCCAGTCCTTGCAGTCGCCCCGGTCGCCGGCATCCGGCACGTCAATTTGTTGGAGTGTTTGTGGGCTTTTCATTGTGCTTGATCCATCCGCGTTTGATTGCCTTGGCGACGATGCTCTGGGCGTTGTCCTTCACGTCCTGCAAGTCCTGCTGGAGTTGGGCAGCAATGCTGTCCTCCAGTGGGCCGAGCTTCCGGTTTTGTACGAGTCTGGCTTTGTACCAGGCGTTCTCACGTAGTGGTGTTCTCATTTTTTGATCATTCGTCCGATGATTTCACTGGCCTGCTTGAAAGAGATGGTTTCGGGCTTGGGCACTCCGAACCTGCGTAGAAACCGGACCTGCTTGGGTGTGGCGAGATTCAGCTTGGCGCGGCTGTACACGGCGTCGAGCAGTGCGGATGCGTGACCCTTGTCGCGGATGGATTGTGCATCGAATCCCATCTGGATGAGCGATGCGATCTGGCGTTCGCTGGGAGGTTGGCGTTGCCATGCAAAGGTTGGTTCGTATTCCGCCACAACTGACGAGTGGATGGATACGGCAAACTCGACTGGGTCGATGAACTTGCCGGCGTTCTTCTTCTTCTCGGCGAGGGATCGGAGCAGTGCCTTCTCGCGTTCGTGCGTGGCCTTGAGGACCTCGTCTTCAAGATCGAACTCACCCTGCTTGGCGGTTGCCTTGTCGGCCAGTTGCTCGACCTCTCCTTCGGAAATCAGTGATGTGGGCCGGACGAGCCGATGCCTGCCGGTCAGCCACAGGAAGTCCAGGATGGTGAGGTGCGTCTTGTCTGGATGCAGCCGGGTGCCGCGACCGATCATCTGCGTGTACAGTGCGCGGGATCGTGTGGGTCGCAGGACGACGATGGTGTCGATGGATGGTTCGTCGTAGCCCTCGGTCAGCAGCATGGCGTTGCAGATGATGCCGCGTTCCTTGGCTGCGAACCGTTGCAGGATCTCTTCGCGATCCGAGGAGTTGCCATCGACATGCTCGGCGTCGAGGCCGCGCTCGATGCACAGGTCGCGCATCAGCATCGAGGTCTTGATGAGCGGCAGGAAGATCATGGTCTTCTTTCCACCAAACTCTTTGACCTGATCGGCGATGCGTCCGAGGTAGGGCTCGATGGATTCACTGGCCTGCGTGGAGTCGAAGTCGCCGGCGGAGAAGGAGACCTTGGAGAGATCGATGGACACGTCGCATACGCGGGCGCGGATCGGTACGAGAAACTTGTCGTGGATCAGGTCGAGCAGTGTGACCTCGTAGGCCACGGCATCGAAGTGTTCGCCGAGGGCTTTGCGGTCGCTGCGATCCGGGGTTGCGGTGACACCGAGGACCTTGGCTTTGGCGAAGTGACCGAGGATCGACTGGTAGGTGTTGGCCGCGACGTGATGGGCCTCGTCGATGATGATGAAAGCGAAGTGATCTGCGGGGAACCGATCCAGCCGGCGGACGATTGTCTGGATGGAGGCGACTACCACTTTGGAGTCGGGGTTTGCCCGATCCTCTGCCCGCTCCAGTGAAGCGGAGATGCCGGTCGCCTTGCGGATCTTGTCGATGGCCTGCTGGAGGAGTTCTTCCCGGTGAGCCAGGATGAGAACCCTGCCAGTGACCTGCGCTGCGATGTTCGCGAAGATGATTGTCTTGCCGCCACCCGTCGGGATGACGACCAGAAGCCGATTGAACTCATCCCATTTCTGGGTGACTTGACGGCAGCAAGTCTCTTGGTACGGTCGCAGTCGCATAGTGTTGTTGTGGGTCAGCCGGCAGAGGGTGTGGTAGCCCCTGCCGGCTTTTTCGTTTCGATCAGAAGGCGTCGTCGATGGCGGCGGGGGCCTTGACCATACCGCGCACGCGCATCGATGTTCCTTCGGAGCCGTCCTTCTTGACGTAGGTCTCGGGCTCGATGGTGATGTTGATGCGTTGGCCAACGAACCTTTCCAGGAACTTGGTCAGGGCACCGGCGCGGGTGAAGTCGAACTCCTCGCCATCAGAGAGATCGACGGTGCAGATGGAGACCAGACGGTTGAGCCGCCAGAACTGGGTCTCCTTGGGCTGGAACCGATCCGAGATGATCTCACCCTGCTCACCGCGCAGGGTCATGATGGATACGGGATTCCCGTTGCGGTCGAGTGGTCCCTCTTTGACTGAGGCCACAATTACGGTGTAGGTGCCGGGAGTGGTGAACGACTTGGTTTCACCTTCGCTGCGATTGACGACGAACTTCATGCTTCAATGGGTTTGACGAACTTTGGGAGTGAAAGGGTCACAACTTCAGAGCGATAGCCGGGCATGGACCCGTAAGTCCGGCAATCCCGATAGGTGTTGAGGAGAGTCTCGATGTCGTTGTTGGCGACCGCGAGTGCCTCGGCGTCGATCTCGTAGATACCCACTGCATGGGGGGCGTCCTTCTCGACGGCGATGAAGATGAACGGCAGGTCGATGAACCTGCGATACCAAGCTGCCTGCCAATGGTATCGGAAGTTGGCGATTGACTTGGCGAACCCGGACGGCGATGCGTCCGAGGTGGTCTTGATATCCAGGATGTGCGTGTTGGTGACGCCATCCATGCGGGCCTTGATGTCGATCCCATCGGGCGTGCGGTCGATGCAGGAGACCTCCGTTTGCAGGGAGCGGGTGTTCTGCGTCCACCACTGGTGGGACTGGACGGACTGGGCGATGCCTTGGATCTGATCCCAGGCGTCCGAGGAGAGAGCGGTCTTACCGGTGGATTGGAACTCCTCGTAGGCAGCCTTGCCTTCCTTGGTACGGCGATCCCCGGTGAACTTGCCGTACTTGGCACCGAACTCGATGGGCTCAAGGACAGCCATGTGGACGGCGGTCCCGATCTTCATCGCCTCGGTGGGTTCATGCTTGTTGGTGAGCCAGTGCTGGTAGTGCATGGGCGACTTGGCCAGTTGATCCAGACCGCTCTTGGAGAGAGCGTGGATGGCGTGGTAGTCGTCGGCTGGCAGGTTGTGGATGATTCTCATTCCGTTACCTCCACTCCGCAGGGGAGCCAAGTTTTGCCGCCGTCGATGGAGTGTTCCGCGTGCTCAAGACAATATGCCGCGCCACCCGCCCAACTCTGGCCCGCATATACCTCATTTGGTGCCGTATTGAAGGCCACAATCATGTGGATGAAATGCGCTCCCTTTGTCCGGATCAATGCACCGAACGGCACCTCCTCCGCAGTCCACGGCCGCCACTTCTTTGCGGGTGGTACGGGGGCGAGGCGGAATTGGAAATTAGACAGGCTGAACACTCCCGGAGAAGCGCATTTAGAATTCAACTCCCCAACTCGATCCAGAGGTCTCCACAAAGAATCTGAAAAATACTTCACCTCGACCGTTTTCCCCTGCGCCCAAGCGAGCGCAGCTTCCTGCACAGTAAGTTCGCTCACGCCACCACCTCCACGTTGACCGGCTTCGGAATTCTCAATAACAGCAAGTCAGGCTTCTGCGACAGCTTGCGGATGCTGTCTTCGGGGAGATCGCGGAAGGTTTGGCCTTCCTTGATGCGACCGTCGGCCAACAAGACCGCGTTGATGTCGGACTCCACCGGCTCGAAAGCCTTCTCCAGCTTCGCCAAGGCGTCCCAATCGCGCACATTGGCGTTCTGCGGGGCTTTTGCCTCAGCAGTGAAGTCAGTGACCTCTTCGGGCGTGTAAACGCCCATAACGACCTCTGGCGCGAGCATCCGCACCGCCTTGGAAATGCACCGTGCGCGGAGCATGGCGGCGGGATCCTTGGCCCACCCGGACCCGGCCTTTGCAGGCCACAGTCCAGCAACCTTGGCGTCCTCAAGATTGAAACCAATTTCAACCTCGTTCCCGTCGTACTTCCAGACAGCCACGGCAGCCTTGGAGTCGAACTGCTTCCAGACCACCTTGCCACCGCGCTGCCGGTATCCGGCGAGCATGGCGTCACTCCGCATGGAGATCTGCCCGTTGATCAGGTGGTAGGTGCGCTTGATGTCGAACGGAGACTTCCGCTCGGCAAGGCACTGCAAGGCAAGGATGTGACCCTGCTCGATCTTGGTGCAGCCAAACATGCCGCTGCTGGCAATCCACTCGCCCAGTTGAGCAGTGGCCGACACCGGATCAGCAATCCGGTCGTATACGTTGACCGGGGGTTCCCCGGATGTGGTAGTCAGTGCTGTTGTGCTCATCGTTGTATCGATTTGATGATGGTCTCCATGTCATCCGAGCGCACACGGAGCGTGCGCGAATTGACCCGGACAACGGGAACCCATCCTCTGCGGATCCATCGCAGAACCGTCTCGCGGTGTACCCCGAGCAGCTCTGCGACCTCCTGAATGCGGAGAAGTTTCACGGACGACAGGTTGGCGTAAGTTGCCTACTGTCGCCAACAACTTTTTAGTACCCTATTCTGGGGACGGTTCCTGCTGCTGTTCCTCGATGGTTTCGCGGAGTGCTTCGCGGATGGAGGAGTTGATGGCCCGCTCTCCGGTGGTTCCGGGAGCGTTCAGGATGCGGTCCCAAGCTCGCAACTTGCCCGCCTTGGTTCGCAGGCCAGTGGATCCGGCACCACCGGCCATCAGGTTGGCCAGTGCGTTGTACTTGCGGTTGCGGAAGAGTGTGTAAATCGCCGCCAGCATAGCCGCACCGGGTCGTCCAGACGCAAGATTTGCAGCTCCCCTTTCGGTTCCCGAGATCAGCTCTTCAATCTGTGCTCCGCCCACGGTCGTTCCAGCGCGTCCTGCGGCCCTTTCGGATTCAGCCATTACGCGCATACCAGGAACCAGTTGCGTGTCGATGGTTTTTATCAGGTCTGGTCCGATGATGGCTTCGATCTGATCCCTTCGAACTGGATCCGCCAACTCATTCAATGAGCTTGCAAGGCTGAATTGACGAGTGCCACCGGAGGTGGTCAGCAGAAGCTCCTCAATTGCTCTGGCACGGACTCCTTGGAGAGCATCTACGGCAGCAGCGTTGCCCGCCAGAGCTTGCCGTTGCAGGTAGTTCATCATGGTCTTCGCCGTTTGGACGTTGGGAGCCATGTCCAGAGCGGTGCTTACGACGGTAAATCCAGGCGTTCCGGTGCGAAGAAGTTTTTCAGTGGCTTCCGGGCCAGCGAGATCCTTGTTCTTCCTCAAGAACATCACGAAGTCGCTGAGTTCTCCGGTGCTTCCGAATCCAAGTTTGGTAAGTGAACCAGGAGTCTGGCGTTCGATTTCAAGGAGGCGTTTGGAAAGACCTTGCAGGCCATCTTGTAAAATCCCTCCAGTCTGTGGATCAACGAACTCGCTGATGATACCAGCACGGAGGTTCGACAGAATCGGTTTGATTGACGGAACCACAGCACCTGATGCCTTGAGGCTTTCGTGTGCCTTCAGAAGATTGGCGATCTCAGGAGCGTCCAGTCCTTGTCTGCGAATTCCAGAAACAGCAGCCTCCGCCCCCTGCCCGGTACGCATCGTGTCTGAAGCGAACAACCTCTTGACTGCATAAGAGTCCAAGAGAGGTCTGTTTTGTGCGTAGAAAGCGTTTCCGTCCGAGATCGCTTGTGCAGCTTTGGCTCCGAGAACAGTTGGTGCCTCAGTGTCAATGGACCGCTTCATCGTCTCGATGAGTTGCTGTATCTTCCGTTGACCAACGGATTTCAGTGCCTCACCTGAAGAGTCAGCGAAGTCGTACAGTTCTCGGATAACCCCTCGAAGCTCGTTGTGCGACGCTGGCTGCATCACGCTTACCGTAAGCGGTGCAGTCGGATTCATGGATGGAGGAGCCGGAACGGTAGTTTTTCTTCCGAGCAGCTTTTTGAGTTCCGACAAACCTCCTGCGGGAATGTCTGGAATCTCTGAAAGCAATTCCCTTGCGTGTGTTTCGATTGTCGTCGCTCCTCCACCGCGTGGGTCTGGAACAGACTGCTGGAGCGAGAAGACAGGATTATCAACAACACCCTTTGCAGGGGCGTAGATCTGCTCGGCCTTGTTTTGAAGACCTTTCTTCAGAGACTCAGCGAGAGCCTCAAATTGTTCACCAGACTGCACCGCCCGATAGACTGGAGCTGGACCGCCAATCAATGCTTTCTGAGCACGCGCAGACAGTTGATCGATAGCGTCATTACTTGCCTGCCTGAGAACCTGCTCCTGTGCGGTTCCCCTGACTTTTTCCAAAGCTCTTTCGATGTCGTTGATGCCTTGAAGCTGATTCGCCAACGTGTTGCCCTCTTCAACTCCAAAGACTTTTCCAAGCCGATTGGCCACGTCTTGTACTCCACCGGATTCACCACCTTTAATCCGGTTCAACTCGTCGATCAGCAATCGTTGCTGCTCTTCAAGCTGGCCAGCCAGCTTTCGTCCACCTGAAGTCTTCGCGCCCATTCGCTGCTCGAAAGCGGCAAGCTCAGGAAACGCTTGGCCAACCGTTGCCCTTAGCCCCTTTGCCATTCGTTCGATAAAGCCAGCTCTCTTGGCTCCTTCTTCAAGAACGTCAGCACCTCCACCCAAAGAACGGCCAGCCGCACCAAGAGTTCCGAGCAATGCCGGAACACCAACGTCCATCGCGGCCCCACCGGGAGTGATGCCATCTTCTTCCAGATAACGCGCAGTCAAGTTTCCAGCAGCCTGGGCAGCCATCGGTCTAACGATCTGTCCAACTGGGTTTACATTTGCGCTTCGGACTGCCGCTCCCAAAACCTTTGAAGGTTCGTTTTTGCCCTCAATAACCTGCCCAACAAGCTCTCCACCAGCACCCGCCAGCGAGTAGCCTCCAGTCAGCGCGAGAAGCTCTGGAATGGTTGCTCCAGCAGCAGGAGGGAACGCGACAGCAGCCGCCAAAGGAATTCCAACCTTTGCTGCTGTCGCTGCCAGCCTTCGATCTGACTCCTCAGACGCCTTCCTGACTTGGTATTCCTTCTCAATGTCTTCAACGGACATTTTGGATCCAACAGTGGCAGGGCCAATGCCACCTCGACCAAGCATGAAAGACCTGACTGGTCTCGACTCCATTTCCCTGAGTCGAACACCTCCATCCGACTCAACAGATCCACCAAGACCCTCTTGTCCCTCGCGCCGACGAAGCTCGCCAACGGATCCCTTGAGATACTTCTGAACCGACTGAGCTACCACTTCGTCAGGCGTATCGTCAGGGAAGCTCAGAGTTCCGACGCCTTCGATATTGGCTATCTTTGGCATTGTCTTATTTGATGAGGTTACCTCGGCTGTCGAAATTCAGAATGACATTTCCATTGGTTCCACCAGCAGCGGGAGCATTGGTTCCACTAGCAGCGGGAGCAGCAGGTTCTTCGTCTTCGTACTGACTCTTCCAACCTTTGATTCCAGACCTGATCTTCTTCCACTTCTGCAACTGTTCATCAGACCTTTTCAGAGCGGATTCTGGCACATCAAACTGTTCAGAGTACTGTTTGATCTTGTCCTGAGAGAATATCGAATCAATGAAATCCAAAGCGTTAGGCAAAAACGCTGCGCTGTTCTGGTCGCCGAAAATGGCTTTTGCTGACTCAAGCTCATTTCCAGTAAGCGATGCTCCGAACAGATCCTTTCTTGATCCGCCAACAAGTCCCTCAAAGTTCTGAACAATCCTCCTGATGGCCTGCTGCTCCTTGTCTTGACCGAGCAACCTGCTCGTTTTTCCGTAAACAAACCTCTTCAACTGGTTGAAACTCTGCTGAGAAACGTCTTCAACATTTGAAGCTCCAACCAGGGCAGAGATCGAGGATGCAGCCGTGTTCGCCTTTGAGTACCTGTCCAGAATGGAATTGATGTCTTTGCTGGCTTCCTTGGTTAGCGGAACTCCAAATCCAGCCATTTGTCTGATCTCTGGATTTCTCTGCTGAGTTGGAGTGAGGTTGGGGAAGATCTTCTTCCTAACCTCTGGATCCGGCTCATCTTGAAATGACTTAAGAATGGACGCCTGCGTCCTTTGAGATCTGGTTCCAAGACCGCTTTCGTACTCTTTCCATGCAGCGATGGCTTTGTATGGATCTTGAGGAACAGTAAGACCAGCCTGCTCAAGATTTGCTTTTGCGATGCTTTCTTCCCTTTTAAGCCGAATATCCTCAGCAGCTTGTTGGGGAGCCATGCCTAGCTTCTGACTGATCAGAGACTTGATTGCTGGGGTATTCGCACCAGCAGGAACAGTAATTCCAAGAGTTTCAGCCGTTTTCTTGGCCTCGTTCAGATCTTCCTGCTCCTTCTCGAACTCCTTCTGTCCCAACGCCTTTCCAAGTGAGAACGCTCGGTTGTCCACTGGAGCCTGCATTTGGATTGGACCCTGTTCTCCAGACAGCTCCATCTGAGCGACCCGCTTTCCGGCTTCCTCGGACAACATCCGGCGCATCTTGATGTCGTTCATCCGGTTGGTCAGTGATGCCGGATCCTCGGCAATCAGTTGCTGCGCCTCCGGCTTCGGAATTCCAAATTCTGTCGCTTGATTCAGCAGACTCTCCATGCGCTGACGCTGCATGAGCCTGTTCTGCAAGTTCTCCTGGAACAAAGCCTGCCTGGCCCTCTCAGCATCAACACTCCTCTGAGTCGTACCGGAAGCCATTCCGTACAACCCGCCAGTCAGCAGGTTGGCGATCTGCGACACGGCACCGGGCCGGTATTTCGCGGCCTGCTCCAAATCCTGAATGCTTTGTTCAGCCATGATGTGATTGGGTTATGGACGGAAAGCAGCGCGAGTGTTGGCAGCAGAACTGGCCAATCCAGAGATTCCACTGATCACGCCCTGAGCAATTGCCAGAGGATTGCCAGCGTTCGACGCTTGGTACTCTCCCTGGGCGTTGGCCAACGCGAACTGCGATCCTTGACCCAGAAGCTGCCCCGGTCCCGCCTGCTGCATTCCCTGCATGTACTGCGGCTGCGCGAACGGCGAGGAACCCTGCTGGAGTCCGCCAAGCTGCGCGGCCTGCGACACGATGGGCGCAAGTCCCAGAGCGGACTGGACGTTGGCGATGTTCTGCTGCCGGCCAGCGGTGCGCTGCTGTTGCGCTGCCATCTGTCCCGCAAACGTCTGCTGGTTCGCCGTGTTCCGTTGGCCAGTAGCCGCGAGGATGTTCTGGAAGGACTGCTGCGCGTTGCGGTTCGCCGTGTCGGACGTGGTCTGACCGGATTGCAGGAGACCGAGGGCTTGGGCGCGGCGTTGGGTATCCGACTGCTGGATGGCTTGCGAAACACCGAGTGCTTCCCGGAGCGCGGACGCATTGCCGAGGATGTTGCCAGAAGCCGCTCCACGCGCACGCAATGCCTGCTCTGTGGCTCTTTGCAGGCCGGGAGGCAAAGAACCAGCCTGAGACAGTTCTCCGCCAATCTGACGCTCCAATTCAGCACGCATCGAGGCTGACATCCCGGTGTCGCGCAGTTCCTGCGGCAGGGATACCCGCTCGTACTCCGGGGCCGATGGCGCAGTCTCTTCGACGCCTCGGGCACCGGAACGCAGATCGGAGAGGAAACGGTCGTAGAGCTTGTACCGCTCGGGATCCGCAGTCTCCAGCTCCCGGCGACGTTGCTCGGCGAACTGGGTGCCGTACTCCTTCGACAGGTCGAGCTGGGCCTTGGTGAGTTCCGGTGCCAGCTTGGCCAGTTCCCGAGCGGTCTCGCGGGTGATGTCGATGTCCGACATGCCCGTGAAGTCGTAGGACTTCGTTTGGCCGGTGGCTGGATCGACGTAGGTGCCCTTGCGACCCAAGCGCGATGCGGCCTCGATCTCGCGCAGCAGCGGGTACGTTTCGGTTTGGGCGTAGACCGCCTCGCGGTTTGCCGCCGCCATGTCAGGTGCTTTGTAACTTCCGCCCATAAGAAATCCTCTTGTTGAAAAGCAGGTTGCAGTAACGGTCGAAATCGAACAAGCGGACCTTGCCGGTGGCTGCGTTGCGTCCGCCGATCTTGGTGACGTGCTTTCCGCACCGGCTCGACAGGACCTTCATCAGCGACTGTACGGCGTCCTCCTTGCTGGCCACAACGACCTCGACCCATGCGATGGATCCCTCGGGATCGTTGGCTTTCCAGTCATCGGATTGGGACAGGTCGTTGATGAACCGGACAGCACCGACTCCCACGCACTGGCCTTCGTGCTGGATGAATGCGATGCGCCCCTTGAAGTAGCTCATCCAAGCGAGAAGCTGATCATCAGACCAGTTGCGGCAGTTCCCCCACTTTTCGCGAAGCAGGTTGATTGCGCCGTGGGTCATTGCTCGGGCCTGATCGAGTCGAGGAATCCGCTCGTCGTAATACTCTGCGGCATCATCCGACCACCGATGCCCGTGGATGTCTTGAGCTTGAACTGGATGTTGTTCCATCGACCGCAAGAAATGAGGTTGAAGGACTTGAGGAACTTCAGCTCCTGAGGCCCAACGTCCACATTGGACTCCAACGTGGTAAACGTCTTGCCCATGTCCGTCGAGAACGCCATGTCGAACGAAGCGGTCCAATCCAAGTTCTGGTTCTCCAGAGCGAACTGAACATTGTACCCGGTCTTCTGCGGGATGGGCTCGTTGAAGTTGTACGCCTTGGTGATGATCCGGGACTCGTAAGGATACCCGGAATCGAAGAACGCGGTGATCGGGGATGGATCGGTGCGTGTGTTTGGTAGGTAGTCAGAGAACGACCACACCTGGCCGGAACCCGAGTTTGCCGACAGAACCTCTCCGCCCCACATGAGGATGGGTCCGTTGCTGGAGAACGAAGTGGGGATGAAGTCCGAGACGGACCAGTTTGTCCAGTAACCGATCCAAGCCTTGGCCAGCAGGTGGTAGACGAGGACGCAGTTGTTGGCGTTTGCGGAGCCGGTGAGGATTTCCTGATCGGATTCGGTGAGGATGGGGAGTTGATCCTCGGTGAGGAGATCCTCGAAATCGCTCAGTGGAACCGCGAGCAGGTAGCGGTTGTTCCAGGACACTGCATCGCAGAGATGCAGCTTGGATCTGTTGATCTTGGAAACAATGTCCTTGATGGGCGCGGAGATTGGCAGG